AACTCGCGAGCCAAAACCCTTGGAACACCGCGCCGGACAGCCTTGTGTTTTGGTCCGACTATTCACCCGATAGGCCGGTAAGCGGAAAGCGGCTACTGTACGCCAAGCGCGACGCGCTTGTATACACCGGCATGACGGAGGAGGAGGCCGGGAAATACGTCTTTCACGGCTGGAGGCATTTCTACACGTCATACATGGTGAAGGGGCTGGACAAGAAACTCTTGAAGTCGCAGACCGGGCACCGTACCGATGATATGCTGGCGCACTACGCCGACCACGAACTGGACGGCGAACGGGAAACCATAAGGGCGGTACAGCGCAAGACGTTCGCCGGACTGTTGCCGAAACTCGCGCCGACGAAAGCGGAGGCCGCGGAAAGCATGGCCGTTACTGCGTGAACGCCTGAACGCGGTCTTAATCACCACCTCGGTGCTTTAGCGCCGAGGTCATCCCAAACCACCCGAAGCTAAAAAATCGATTTGCCTTTGAAAACCCCGGCACCGCGCCGGGGCTTTTTTTTCTGAAAATTACTATTACCTCCTATATCGCAAGCCCGCGAATACCCCTAACGTGGATCAAGGACGGACGGAGGAAACGATGAACGATTACAGCCCGGTTTGCGAAACGGCGAAACCAACGGAAACCCCGGAGAAAGCGGGCGAGATAATGAGCCGCAAGGCGACCGCCAAATACCTGGGAATATGCGTAACGACACTAGACCGCCTGAGCATACCGAAAACCAGAATAGGCCGCCGGGTCATGTACACAAGGGACGTATTGAACAAGTGGATCGCCGGAAACACGGGGAAGATTAAAAGAGGCAAGGCGTGAACGGGAACGAAACCCAAGCGGTGGCCGCAAAACTGCGAAAGAACATGGACGGATTAAGATACGGAACCGTCGCGGTTACGCTGACACTGCATGACGGGCGAATCGTGGAAGTAACGTATTCAAGAAACGAACGAAACAGGGGCGGCGTGATTTTGAACGAACATGAGGGCGCGGAACATGAATAAAATCGCGCAGATTTACCATTTCCACCGGATGACGGCGGGGGTATTCTTGAACAGCCGGCAAGAAACGACGCGGCGCGAAAACGAAACGGCCGGGGGCGAAAAATGGACGAGTATTTGACGATGCGGGAACTCGCGGAACGGCTGAAACTAAGGCCGCAGACGATAAGGCGGTGGGTGCAGACGAACGAAATACCGTTTTACAGGATACGAAAAAACGTGAGGTTTCGCCCGACAGAAATCGAAAAGTGGATTGAGGACGGAGGAGCCGCCACCCCAAAAACCGAGCCGGAAAACCAAGGCGGGGAACTGTTCGCGGACGAAAACTTGAACGAAAAGCAAGAGGCGCGGGAGGGAGCGGGCGAATGACCGCAATCGACAAAGTGATTGACGAGGCGATGAACGACGACGCGACCGGCGGCCTGTTGCCATACGAAAGCTGGGAGAAGCTGAACGGCGAGACGGCCGGGGCTTTCGCCGCCTTTCGCGCGTACCGCGATTATGGCCCGGAAAGAAACGTGCGGAAAGCCGTTGACGGCGCGGAAACCGATGAGGCGGCAAGGGCGAAAAGATACCGGGTTTGGAGAAGGTGGGCGGTGGTGTACCGCTGGAGGGAAAGGGCCGGCGACTTCGACCGGTACACCGAGAAACTGCGGCTTGCCGAGATGCGAAAGACCATAGAGGCGCAAGGCGAACGGCACCGGCAAGTAACCGGAAAGATGTTGGATGTCGTAAGCAAGAAACTAGACCTGATGGATCCCGCGGATTTGACGCAGGGCAACGTAACGGACTGGGTGGAGGCCGCAATAAAAGCGGAACGTGATGCGGCGGGGTTGGTAACGCCAAACGGCGGCGGCCAGAAGCAGGGGGAACTTATTTTCACCCCGGATTTTCAAGGACTGTAGGGGCGCGGAATGGGAACGACCGTAATGTTCAGGCCGACAAACGTACAGAAAAAAGCCCTTGCATTGCTGAAAAGCGGGGCAAAACACGTTTTGTTATTTGGCGGTTCTCGTTCCGGCAAGACCACGGTTCTTGTGATGGCGATAATATTCCGCGCCCTGCGGTTTCCCGGCAGTCGGCATTTGATTTGCCGTTACCGCGCAAAAGATGCGCGGTCGTCCGTGTTGCGTGAAACCCTATTCCCTTGGCTTGACAACACGATAGGCAAAGCCGGCTATAACTACTTGGTGCATGAAAGCGTTATAACGCTTTACAACGGCTCGGAAATATGGATTGGCGGCCTTGGCGACCGGGAACAGGCCGACAAAATTCTTGGACACGAATACAACACGATTTACTTCAACGAAGTTTCGCAATTAAGTTATGTAACGGTAACAACGGCATACTCGCGGCTGGCAATGAAGGTTGACGGATGCCGCAATATGTTTTTCTACGACTGCAACCCCGGCTCGCCCCTGCACTGGGCATACAAAATATTCGTGCTTAAAAGGGCTTTCAACACAGGGGAACCGCTGGAGAAGGCCGGTCTTTATAATTCCATGCTGTTAAACCCGGAAGACAACAAAGCCAACCTACCTGACGATTATATCAGCGACATTCTGGACGTGTTGCCCGAAAAGCAAAGAGCGCGGTTTCGTGATGGGCTATGGGTAAAGGCCGAAGGGGTGGTATACGAAAAATTCGATGAAGGCATGATAGTCAAAAAAGCGGATTTGCCGGAAAGTTTCGACCGTTACGCGGCGGGGCAGGATTTCGGGCTTAACATAACATTTGTCAAAATAGGCTGGGTTGGCGATATCGTTTACGTGCTTGGCGATTACGGCGCGTACAACATGACTACAAGCAGTTTCAACGATGAGGTCATGGCGCGGGGCTTGCTTGACTGCCCGGACGGTTCGGGAATGCCGGTATATTGCGACCCCGCGGGCGGCGAACGCATACAGGAGGTCAAAGGCGGCGTAAAGGCCAATAATTCCGTTGAAAGCGGGATTGACTACATACACGCCAAAATCGAACGCGGGCAGTTTTTCGTGTGCGAGACCTGCAACGGCGTTCTGTCGGAGATTTGGGACTACTGCCGCAATGAGGCCGGGGAAATCATAAAGATAAACGACCACTACTTGGACGCTTTGCGGTATGCGGTCTTCTCGGACATTCAGCATGGGATTGTCATGTTATGAATATCTTCAAAATGTTTGCGGCCGGTAAAAAGAACAACGAGAAACAACCCGAAGCGATCACCGAACGAGAAAGACCAAATTTTGATGACGGTTTTGGCTCAGCCATTGAAAGGCCGTTTGGTGACGGTTCGTACCTGTATCACGCTTGGGTAAATATCGCGGTGAATATTCTGATTAGGAACATAGCCCGCGCCGACTTCACGATTAGGAAAAACGGCGCGGAGGTAACGGCGGGGCCGGTTTTCGACCTGTTCCATCGACCGAACGCGACGCTTAGCCGCTATGACCTGTGGAAGGAAACCGCGGCGTGGTGGTTTCTTGAGGGCGAGGCGTTTTGGTGGTTCGGGCCGGATTACGCAGGCGGCATACCCAAAGAGATTTACGTTCTAGACCCCAGACGGATGCGCCATGAGGGGGAATTCACCGGTGAAATCGATTTGGGCTTTAGGGGCAAGCCGCGCCGCTGGTTCCTTCAAACCGGCACGGAATTGTTGCCAATACTGCAAGACGAAATAATCCACTTTCGCGACTGGAACCCTTGGAACCCTGTGCGGGGCGTTAACCCGCTTGTCTCTTTGGGATTGGAACTTGAACAAGACTACTATGCGAACCGCGCGAATTCGCAACTGTTAAAGAACAACGCCATACCGCAAGGCGTACTGAAAACGGAACAGGTTTTGAGGCCGGAGGAAGCGGAACTTCTGGAAAGACGATGGGAAAGCAAATATGGGGCCGTAAAGGCCGGAAGGAAAATCGCGGTGCTTGGCAAGGGGACAAGTTTCGAGCCGCTATCGTTCACGCCGGAGGTCGTGAAACTTTTTGAACTAAAGAGGTGGAACCTGTACACGATATTGGCGAAATACGGCATACCGCCAAGGGTGGCGAACATAAGCGACCGAAGCACCGCGCTTTCCGGCAAGGACACCGCCGAACAACATTCGGCCTTTTGGAAATACACGCTGATACCCATTCTGCGGCAGTTCGAGCAGATACTTGAAGGCTGTTTTTTCATGCGGCTGGGACTTGAGGAAAGATGCGTATTTGACCTGATTGACGTGCCGGAACTACAGGAAAGCGAGGACGCGCAGAGCAAACGGGACATAGCGGAGATAACAGCCGGGATTAAAACAATAAACGACGTTTTGACGGAAAGAGGATTGAAGCCAAAACCGTGGGGGGACGTTTGGCACAGGCCGGGAAACCTTGTAACCGTATGTGAACAAAATTATGAAACGGAGGGCGGCGATGGCGAGTAAAACCTTGGTGATAAGCAGGGCGGAAAAGTTTTTCCCGTATTGGAAAGCGTATCTTGAAGGTCTCGGATTCACCAACGTGCTTTTCACCAGCAAGGAGAAAGACGCGCTTTATACGCGGATAATTGAGTACAAGCCGGACAACCTATTGTTCGGTTGCGGGTTCTACCGAAGGGCAACGCCTTTCATGATGATGAACCTGTTAAAGAAGTTGCCGCGCATGAACGTGGCGGCGATAAATATTCACGAGTACCCGGACGATTTGGGGATGCGTTTCATCGCCAACGGCGTACACAGCTATGTGAACATGATGGACGGCATGGAAGAATTTATGCGCGGACTTTGCGCGGTGCGGGACGGCGGGGCATATATCGCGGAAGGGGTGTTGAAGAGGATTAACATGAGGCGCGAGTTCCCGAAACCAGCCGCGGAAGTTACCGAAAGGGAGTTTGAGGTTCTGGGGCTGATTTGCAGCGGGTTTTACGAGATAGAAATGGCCGACACCCTGCACGTTTCGCCCAAGACGATAACGAACCACCGAACCAGCCTTTACACGAACCTGAACGCCCGCAACCCCGCGGAGCTTATACTGACGGCGTTGGACAACGGCATTATCAAAAGGGACGGGCTTAGTTTTTACCCGATCGGTTTCACGGTAAACCCGCAACCGGTCAAGGAGATTTGGGCATGATTTTGAGGACGAAAAACGGCGAGACGGTAACGGTTGCAAGAAACGGCCTGTTGCATTTTCTGGGAGTGAAAAAAGGGGTTGAAGGCGTTCAGAAGGTGGCCGGGGACGTGGAGCTAATCGCCGCCGTGCCTTTCGCCCTGACCGAATCCAGCGACCTGGGTATTACCTTGACTAAGGTGCCAATGTAAGACAGAGTGAGGTCATGTTAGAATACCCCATGACGTTTGACGAGTTTGCGACAAAGTTTCAAACGGAGAAGGATTGCCGCAGTTACCTGTACGGGCTTCGTTTTCCCAAAGGTTTCGCCTGCCCCAAATGCGGAAACGGCAAGGC